CTAAATGGTGACGGGGAGCCGAGCCGAAGCCCGACTCCCCGCCAGCCAGCGTCATCCCGAAGGATTAGACGTTGGCGCCCTTGAACGTCTTCACGGCGTTCGTGTCGATGAGTCCGGTCGCGCCGCGGAGGATACCGCGATACGTGATCAACCCAGCGTTGAACGCATAGGAACGATCTGCCTCAATGGCAGGCGCTCCAGCGATCGCCGTGTATACGGCAGAAAGGTCACCGAACGCGATGCTCAACGCTTCGTCGCCGTTGTCAGCCAAAGCGGCTGAGTAGACTGGGAAGCCGAGAATCGTGTCTGGGCGAGTCTGGTCGCCCGGTACGAAGATCGGGCGGCTCGCGCCGTCGACGAGTCCCATGACCAACCCCAGCGTGGTGTCGTTCATGAGGAACCCGCGCTTAGCAGCACGTCGGTATTGCTGCTTCACCGAGTAAATGAGGCTTACTAGGTTCGCGTACGTTGGGTTCACTGCTGCACCCTGAACGCCAACCGTCGCAGCTGCAGCAACCGCAGGTGCAGCGACTGCACCGTGCGCGACCGCAAGCTCAGCAGCCAGTTTCTCCGTGGCCCATGAGGCTACGTCGAACATCTGGTCTTGAACAGTCTCGACTCCAACCTGAAGAAGGCTGGCGTACTTGACTGGCGTGAGGCTCAACGAAGAGTTAGTTCCGTCGGACTCGCCGATGTTGGAGCCTTCGTTCACTGCGGCTGCAGTACCAAGCGCGGTTGTGCGCGGGAGCGCAACCACGTTGCCCTTGGCAAGCTGAAGCACGGTCGTGATCGCAGGATCAACGAACGGGTTGACCTGACCAGCGGTGATCCAGAAACGGTCACCCTGCTCAACCTGCTGCGTGAAGGTGCTCTTCGTGATGTCACGAAGCTCAACCTCACCACCCTCACGGGCGATGCGGCGCAGCTCAGCGGAGAGGTCACGCTTGGACTCAGCAGCCGGAGCGAAGGCAACAGCCTTCTCCGAGCGTGCAGCGTCAGCAGCGGCGCGGGCCTCTGCAGCGATCTTCTCTGAGGTGATGGCGGAGGCTACAACTGAAGCCTCTGAAGTGAGGGCGTCAAAGCGAGCCTGAGCCTCAGCCGAAAGGGCTTCGCCCTTCTCAGCGTGCTCTGCCACGATGCTCGATGCATCAGTGAGCAGCGCGGCGCGCTTTTCAGCCAGATTCTTGACGGTGTCCATGGTGGACTCCTTTCACTATCTGGGTTTACAAAATACGCCGAGCCACCTATCCGACGCTCTCAATGATCAGCCGAGAGAACCGTGGCGCGTGGGCTGGTGGGAGTCTATCCCTTCAACTGCTCCAACCTGAGGCGGGCTGCCACAATCGTGTGGTGCTCGCCCATCGGAACAGCTGATTTAGTGACGGGCTCGGGTGCTGCGCCTAGCTTGGCGCGCACTGCATCGAGCAGCGCCGTCTGATCGGCGTCCAGCGTGACACCAGCCTTGACTGCTTCTAGAGTCTCAATCAGTGCATCGCCGTCCACGCCGATCTTGTTCGGCGCGATCTTGCGCACGGCAGTCAGTCCGAGCGTTGCCGGATAGGCAGGCGTATGGCCCGAGAGTGTGGAGACTTCTAGCAGCCCGATCTCAGTCAGCGTGCGGCTGCCGTCTTCGTTCCACTGCTGCCCGTTTTTCGGGACGGTGAACCCGAAACTCATGCCCATCGCCTTGGCTTCGTTTGTCAGCTTGCTGATCACGGCTGCGGCGTCTGGGTCAGCTGGGTCAAGCCGAGCCTCCACCTTGAGCCCGACGTTATCCTCAGTCAGTGTCAGTCGCCCACTCGCGGTCGTCGCTAGCATGCGGCTCTCATCGTGACCGTGCAGGAACTTGATGACGCGGCGCCCCTGCTCCGCCTGCTTGATCGCACGGCTAAAGGCGCCGTTGGCGATGCGCTCGATAAACGGCAGCCCCTGAGACTCCGCGCCGAAAACGGCTGCGTATCCCGAGAAGGTCTTCTGCCCGTCTGCGCCTTCGGTAACGGTGAAGTCGCCGAGCGGTAGTGCGCGCGTTTCGTGCTCTCGTGCCATGGAGTTCTCCTCTTGCTGAGTGGTGTCGTTGATACTATCTGCCCAAGCCAGCACGCGATCCGCGCCGTTTGTGTCTACGGGATTGACGCCCCAAAGCAGTGCAGCCACTGCCCCCGGTGATGGGAAGTCAGGATGCTCGGGGTCACTGTTCTGAGGTACGCCCTCCCAGTCTCCACGATGTCGGCGAATCCATGGCGCCATGCGCGCCACCTTCTCATCATCTACTCGGCCCTCTGCGAGCTGACGCGCCTCACGGATCGTCGCATCCTGCAAGCCGTCGCCGCCAAGCCCGCCCTCATACGCCTCCAGCCCAGCCTTGGCTGCAGCTGCGATGTAGTTGGGCACGCTGACGATGGCGCGCTCTTCGCGCACCGCCTGCTCTGGGCTCAGCGCCTTGATGCCCAAGCCCTCAGCCATAGCGCGCACGTCGGCGTCGTTGTCTACGGCATAGGCGATCTCATCGGTGCCGTACTCATCTACGAGCAGTCCATACTTGTACGTCTTGAACGGCAAACCTGTAGCAAAGGCGCTGCCCTCAAAGTCGTTCAGATGCACCTGCTCCACGCCAGCCACGCCGTACTCTTGCAACCATGCGCGAGTCTCTGTGAGGCGGTCAATCTTGCGGGCGCTCACGATGATGATCTCCACGTCACCCGACATGACCTGACGATTCAGCTCGTCGATCAGCGGCTGGTTTGGCTGATCGTTGTCAAGCACCAGCGTGCCGTCCAGATCAGCGATGACGTATGACATTACGGCTGTGGCTCTTGCCCGACGGTGCCGATGTTCAGCGGCTGTCGGAAGGCGTCACCCTCTGGCCCGACTGGTGGGCGGTCTTCCAAAGTGCGCACTTCGTTGAGGCTCAGGAAGCCGTTGTTTAGGGCGATAGCGTACGCGTCAAACCGTTCCTTGGTCAGCGGTCGCAGCATGCTGTCAACGTTGAACTTGATGAAGGTGGTGTCGCCGACGATCAGCCTCTGGAGCCCAGCTTCAAGCCGCGAGATCAGGCTGCCCAACCCAAGCATGAGCCACTCGCGTGAGACGATCTCCAAGCTGTTGTATGACGAGTTGCCGCCCGGTAGCTGAAGCAGATGCAGCGGTACGCCGTACAGTCGCGCGATCGCTTGCGTGCCTGCCTCCATGTGCTCCACGATCGCAAGATCTGACGGCTTGAACGAGAGGGTCTTGAAGTCTGCGCCGCCAGTGAGAACCGCGATCTTGTGCATGTTGCGGAGCCCTTCGTGACGTCGCCCGAACGATGCGCGCAGGCTCTCCGCCTGATCAGCGGTGAGCTCTCCCGGAACCGTAACCAGTCCAGAGACTGATGCGCCCTGCTGGAAGAACTTCGCCGCATACTCTGTCGTCGCAGCAGCCAGCCCCAGCGTCACCTTGTGATGCTCAACTGGAGATAGGCCGCGCAGATCTTCACCGACGCCGAACAGGGTGATGTGCACGCAATCCGCAGCGGTGAGGTCAATCGTGCCTGCGGTTGTCTTGACGCGGTAGAGCGGTGATCCATCCTCAGCGCGGAGGATGGTGACCTTGCGCGGATCAAGCAGGCGAACCTCCACGATGTCGGCGCCGTTGCGCAGCACCATCAGGAAGGCGTTCCCGTCGATAAGCAGGCTGGAGACGGTGCGATGCATGAGGTCGAAGCGGGTGTAGTTCGGATTGTTTGGCACTGGGTTATCAAGCCAGCCGGGGCGAGTGACTGGACGGCGCACTCCACGCTCGCGCAAGAACACCCCGACGGGCATACTCGCCACGGTGTCTGCGTAAAGCTTTACGGCTGCATACAGAGCACCGATGCTCGTGGCGTTTTTCTCTGTGAGGTTGACGCCAGCCACGTCCACGTCCACGGGCCACATGCCCCCGACCTGTCGCTCTTCTGTCTGTCGTCCAAGGATGCGGTCAACGATTCCCATGCGACTCCCTTACAACTCGATGAAGCTAACGGCTGCCCGTGGCTTCTCCGCAGGCGTTGCGCCTAGAGTAGCAGCACGTCCCCAAGCCATGATCATCGCCACGCAGAGGTCGATCTTTTTCCCTGAGTCTTTCCCCTTGCGGATCTGCACGCCATAGCGAGTTTGGAACGGCGTCGCATTTGCAACGTGTCGGGCGAGCCGTGGATCAGCGTCATGCTTGAGGCGCCCGTTCACCACGGCATCGTATAGCGCCGCCGTCGCTGGGGTCATTCTGGCGGGACTCTGGGGATGCTCAACTACCGGTAGGCCAGCCTGCTCCCAACGTTCCATAGTCGCCTGCCAGCGGAACGGATCGCAGTTGATCTCCTTGACGGTGTACGTCTTGCAGAGGTGCTCCATCCGCATCTCTACCTCTTCCACCGGTACGCGCCAGCTGAGGTCATCCAGTGGGCGCTCCCAGATACCAAGGACGAAGACGGCGCCGTCTGCAATCCGTACTCCGACGATCGCCGTGGAATCGTTGCTGAACGAACCGTCAAACCCGATCACGATGGCGTCAGTCGCCTCCAGTGTGAGCGTCGGATCAGCGCACGCCTCCCATGTGCCAGCTGGCAGATACGGGCTCGTGGAGTAAACCCAGCGGCATAGTCGCTTGGTTTCGTACTCGTGCCTCTGGATGGAACGAGCTGCAGCTGCGAAGTCCTCTGGATCTAGGAAGTCGCCGTAGGCTGGGTTGGCTGCGCGGGCTGCCTCAGGTGAGTCCCACTCCAGATCATCTGGGGCACTGAAATAGCGGAAATAAAACGCGTCATCTTTCTGCTCGCCAGTCTCGATCCGCTTGCCGTACTGGAACAGGCGGTAGCAGAGTGAGTCGTCTCCGCTGCTGTTCGTCCGAGCGCCAGCCGTACTGATCCCGAGCACCAGCGGATTGGCCCGAGCACCGCTGCCGAGATTGACCGTTGACCATAGGCGATCATCCGGCTGGACGTGGATCTCATCAAAGAGCACGGTGGAGAAGTTGAAGCCCTCAGCTCGGGATGCATCGGACGACAGTACCCGCAGCACGGATCCAGTCTCAGGGTACTCAATCACGTCACGCACCACGTGCAGCTTTCGGCTCAGGATCGGATCCAGCTCGATCATGCGCGAGCACTCGCGGAAGATAATGCGTGCTTGGGCACGGTCACCAGCGACGATCGCCACCTCAGCTCCGATCTCTTGGAACAGTGAGTAGAGTGCGATGCCCGCAGCCAGCAGTGACTTGCCGTTCTTGCGTGGCATGAGCAGCAGTCCACGCCGGTATCGGCGCTTCCCATCTGGGCGATGACTGAACAGCTCATACAGGATCTCACGCTGCCAAGGTCGCAGCTTGATCAGCTGGCCAGCGACGTCGCCCTTTGACAGACGGCAGAACGACTCGATGAACTGAGCGACGATCTCGCCCTCAGGCGCGTCGGGCTGCTCGGATGATGGCGTCGAGCTTGGCGGTCGCCGAGTGCGCTTGCCCATCTATGTCCCCCCTCAGATTGACTCGTGCGGCTGGGGTGAGCCCCAGCTCTCGTGCGTACTTTTTTACAGCGTCAGCGTTGTCTCGTACGATCTGATGCAGCGGGTTCTTGATGAAGTTCCCGTCTCTGCCTTTCAGCAGCGGGCCAGTTTTCGCCAGCATCGCCTCTGCTTCCTGATAGCGCACGAACGCCTCCGAGTATAGGCGCAGCAGATCCTTGTCGGCGGAGGTCAGCACTCCAGTCGATCCGATAGCGTCGATCACCCGCTCCCATACGATGCGCGCCTCTGGGCGCAGATCTGGCGGTGGAGTAAGTGGCCCGCCAGCCGGAATCGGCTCAGCGTAGTTGATCACTGACGGGCGTGTCTCGCCGCTCAGTAGCTTGAGGCGTGTCGGTTTCGGAGCTGGCCCACGTGTTCCCATCGCGTCAGTATACGGATGGAGCGCGCAGATCGCGTCTCAGCGTCCTCTCCCCGATGGAATCGGGTCGCATCGTTCCTATGCTTTGCGCGCATGATAGGGCTGATCTCATGACCGCTGCCCTAGGTACATGGTAGCACCTGCTCGCTCGATCTCTGAAAACGGCAGCGGCTCGGGCACCAGTTTGGCGCGGCTGGCTGGATCTAGGAAGTAGATATAGCGCAGCTGGAACCCCTCCAGCGTCACCGCTCCGGTCGCCTTGACGTAGGCTCCCCACGAGTAGCGACCGCCAGTGATGTCATAGAACGACCTGCCCCCGAGCTCAGGGCGCGGCATCGTCGGGTTGGAATGGAGCACGATCTTATGGATGACCTCACCTGAGGGCAGCCGTACCAGTGCATCGTTCTTCTTGATCGCGGTGAGCACAAAGCCAGACGCCCGATAGATCGTGCCGTCACCGCACTGAGTCGCATCGGCGAACGAGATGATCCACTTGATGTGCGGGGCGTGCTTTCTGAGGATGCGGAAGCAGACGCCCAGTGCACGGCTCTCGGAGTTTTTCGGCAGCGCCTCCGAGAACGCCATGCGGTTGAGCTCAATGAACTCATCCCACTTCGTATCGGCTACCAGCCCGATCATCTTCTGCTTGTCGTTGCTCGGCCCGAACTGGAGCACGCCCTCTAGTCTCCCAGCTAGATAGACTCCGAAGTGGATGTTGGAGTTGCTCTTGGTTTTGCCTGAGTAGTGGACGCGGCGCACGAAGGCGTGCGAAGTACGGGAGTCAATCAGCCTGACGATCAGATCCTTAGCGGTTGCCATACGCCAGACAGATCGCATGCAGTCGGTTCCCCATGTCGTTGGGGGACTCGCCTCCTTTGCCTGCCTCCTTGGCATCATCGAGCGCACGGTTGATGACCTCACGCTGGGACTCAGTGATCGTGAACTTCATCGTGACGATCCGCTCATCCCCAGTCGGAGCAAGGTCGGCGAGCGCAGAAAAGTCAGGGGGCGTGACGCCAGAGTTGACGCTCATCTCATCCAGCATCGCCTGCACGTCTGCGCTAGACGGTGAGACGTCAGCTAGTAGTGCAGCCAGCTGATCCGCATCAGTCACCGCCATGTTAGAGATCGGATCCATCGTCGCCAGAATCAGAGACTCCTCTTCTGGAGAGAGGTCGACATAGGCGACCGGTACTGAGCTGACTCCATCGCGTAGGGCCAGACTGACGCGCATGTGCCCATCAACTAGATGACCCGTGCGCTGATTGACGATGACGCTCTGCACCCAGCCGACCTCACCTAGCACGCCAGCCAGTGCCGCCTGCTGAGCCTTCGGATGGATGCGCCAGTTGGCTGGGTTAGCCAGCAGCTGATCTGGCGCCTCTTCGCCATGCCCGATGATCCTGTTCCTGATGCTAGCTGCGCTCATATGCGGTCAACCTTCCTCTGGAGTGACGCCCATAGATAGGCTCATACGATGATCCCCCAGTCACACCAGCCTACCCCATCGTTTTGGATTTCCCACACAAATCGAAAAACTACCCCGAGCGTACGCGGGGCTCGTAGCTGGATATCCTAGGGTGGATCGTGCTCAGATTCTGACCCGCCCCCGCCCTGTTTTCTTTCCGTGGCAGCTACGGCATAGCACCGTGAGCATGTGCATCGGAACGACCGGAGACTGACCCTGCTGCAGCGGGATGACATGATCCACGGTGAGATCCGTGGTCGACTTGCAGACGGCGCACCATGGGTAGGCAGCCCGCATCTCACGGCTCAGCCGTCGCCACTCAGGGTCGGCATAGGGGCTGCGTGCGTTTGGGCCATACCGCTCACGCTCACGCTTGGTGACGATCTTGTTGGCGCATGGCTGGCAGCGGTTGCCCACGCGCTGCAGGATGCCGCAGCTCAGGCAGGCACGAGCGAAGCGGAGGGGGCTCACGCCGTGAACTCGGGTAGTGGCAGCACGCGAGCCACTACGAAGCTGAGCGCCTCAGCTACCCGCTCCCCTTCGGTATCCCAGACTTTGTCTAGCACCTCATACGCCTGACTCCCGAGCACCCCCTCCAGTGTTCCGATCAGGCGCTCTAGTGCAGCGTTGTGGACGTGCATCAGCTCGTGGGCAAGGATCCGGCGCTGGCTCTCAGGCGTCTCCTTGAAGAAGTCGTTGCTCAGTCGGATGCTCGCCTCCCATAGGTTGTCGCTCACCTCAACGTCAGCCCATGAGTCGTCGGCTGGGATGTCGTTAGTCACCTTGAGCGTCCACTGCATCAGGTGCATGACGTCTCGATGGGCGTTCAGGTATGCAGCTACCTGATCACGTGGTGAGGATGTAGCTCCCCGACGCTGGGAGGATGCAGCGTCGGGGAGGGGGCCGCCACTAGGTGACGGCGTGCGGCGATGGTAGCGCATCAGTCCCACCTATCAGGTGACGCCACGCGCTTCGTGGCTGCGTTGGATGCGAGCGGCAGCGGCGATGCTGGGCGCAGCACGCATGTCGCATCAGGGCACCGGAGAGTTTCGGCGCTGCCAGTGTCGCCACCCACGCACCAGTTGCAGAATCGTCCGATCAGCATCTGCAGTCGACGTGACTCTTTCTCAGCTGCACTCAGCTCAGGTCGACGTGGGCTGGTGTACGGCTTTGGGAGTTCCTCTCTCTCCATCCAGTCATCCTGCTCAAACGGGCCATATGCCTGAGAGAAGATGGCGCAGAACTTCTCCGATGGTCGGCGCTCAGCCTTGGCGTATGACCTGATGGTGCGACCCGTGATCTTGACGCCACAATCTCGCATGTAGGCGGCGACCTTCTCGCTAGCGATGACGGCGGTGCTACCCGGATACGCCTCCAGCACGCGCTTGTTGATGACGTCAGGGCGTAGGCTCTTGCTCATGGGAGCACCTCAAGGGTGATCGGCATCACGCCACGTCCGAGCCGTACCCCAAGGGCTGCCCAAGTCTGCGGCGATAGGTCAATGAGGCGGTCATCGTCGGGATCACGTCGCACGCCGTAGCAGGTGCAGACGTCTACCACGTGCACGATGACGCTCTTGCCGGTCAGCAGGCTGGTAATGCGCACGTCCCAGCTGGTGCGCCAGTAGTGCTGCTTATAGGCGCGCACGTCAGCGCCGATCGCACCATATAGGGTGATCCCTGCTCGCGTGTACCACGCCGTCTGATGACCGCGCTCAGCGTTAAACCATGTTGCAGTGCCGACGAAGTACCCATCTGGTAGGGCGGGCTGATCAGCCAGCACGCCCATGGCGTACGGCGGCAGCGGCTCGGATGTCGGCTGCGGATTAGTGATCGGCGCCAGTACGAGCGCCAGTATCAGTGCGATCTTCATCCCTGCTCCCCCTCTGTCTGCTTGCCAAACCATGCAATGAAGTCATCAAGATCAAGCACGATCATCGTGCGTCGACGCTTGCCAGCTCCCGGTGAGTCGCCGATCACGAGTGCGGCCAGCTGATCGCCCTTGACGGGGATGCTCCGCAGCCAGCCGTCATACCTCTCGGAGTACGAGCCTCCGACCTTGCACTGCACCGCGATCCAGTCAGTCGCAACGTCTGTCTTGCCGCCGAACTGCCCAACGCGCTGACCGTTCAGGCGCTTCGCGACCTCACGCTCGAAAGAGTTCCCGCGCTGCCGTGCCGTGCGTCCCCTACGGGATCGCGCAGCGTTCTGCAGGTCGATATCAGCGTCACTCATGTGGCTCATCCTAACCTCCAGAGATTCAGTCGATCAACCGCGTGCTGCATGCCAGCGGTTCCGGGATAGAGATCAACGAGATCATCCCCCTCATGATAGTTGAGCAGGTTCAGCACCCACTCGTTGAAGGCATCTGGCTTAGCTCCCGGCAGGCCCGTGAGTCGCGTCGGCTTCCCGTTGTGCCAGTCGCGCACCATCGGGACGCGGTTTGACTCCTTGCGTCCCCCATAGAGCAGTACGGGCTCCCAAGCAAACTGCACGCTGGTGGGCCGAATCTGGTGGAACGTCTTCGTCCATGCGCATACTCGAGTTCCCTCTGGCGTAGCTGGTAGCAGCCAGCGCAGATCTCCCGGATTACATGAGAGCACCCATCCGTCTGGGAAATCCGTCACGAGCTGCGTGATCAGATCAAGGTGCTGCTGCTTGGAGTCCCAGACTGCCGCATCTGGATGGTGATCGCCGTAGCGACGCCTCCCCTGCTTGTGATAGGGCGGATCTGCATAGGCGAATCTCATCGTAGTGCCTGCCCGAGTGCCACCACCGTGAGCAGGCTGATCGCGAACCACGTGACGACGATGCCTGAGCTGGCGCGGGTGTTCGTGAGCCCAATCCAACCCATGCAGAGCGCGATGAGTGTATGCACGCCCATCAGCGTGATGATCAGTGAGTCGATCACTTGACGCACCCCTTGTGACGCCAGTGCAGGCGCACGTTGCCCTTGGCTCCAGTGAACGTGATCACCTTGACTCGCGCAGCTGGGAACGTGGGCTTTTTAGGATCGGCGTAGCTGATCACCTTGCCGCACTCAGTGCAGTCAGTGTCAGTCCATCGTGGGGGCAGCGATGCCCCGCCGCGCTTCGCCTTTACGCCTGCCATGTCTGGCCCTCCTGATCCATCATGCTGCCGAGCGTCACCATCATGGCGCTCATCGCAGCCGTGATGTCGACTCCGGTAGCCGTGAGCGTGTTGCCGTCATGGTCTTCGCACTGCAGCGTCACCTCACGGGTTTCGGTGCTGATGCTCACGCTGGCGTACTTGAAGCCCACCAGCGCCGCCATAGTCTCCAGATCCGTCAGGTCACTCATGCCTGCACCTCACCAGCATACTGACTAGCTCGCGCCTCACGCTGCTCTCTGATCTCGCGACGCGCCTCTTCGGCAGCCTCAGATCTCCCAGCTAGGAACGACCTGAGTGCGCTAATCAGGGCCGGTCGCTTGATATACCCCAGATGCGGCAGCACGTCTCTCACGCCACCCCCATCGTTAATGATCTGCACGAGCTTGGATCCGCCGTATGCGCTCATGGCGTAGTAGTAGCCGATCTCGGGATACTTGCGGCTACCGTTTACCAGACTGAGCACTGCATCTAGTTCCTTCTGCGTAGTCATGCCTCTACCTCCATACTCGACGCCTCTAGAACTGCTGCGACGCACTCTAGTGGGTTGAGGGCGCTGGTGTCTAGCACCAGTTCAGCCTCTATATCGCCAGCCTGACGTTCCGTGATGTCATGCTGCCACGCCTCCAGCTGATCGCCCGATGGGCGCACCAGCCGCACGAAGAGGGTATCTGGATACCAAGCCCTGATGAACAGGCGCTCAGCGTCCAGACGGATATCGTCCACTACGAACCTACGGTTGCCAGCTACCTCATCCATGGAGCTGCGCTTGGTGCGCCGGAGCCACGCCCTCATCCAGAAGAGTGAGTCCATCTCCCGCATAGCGGCGCCGATCTCTTGCAGCAGCTCACGCCCACTGATCAGGCGTGAGAGGCCCAGTGTCTGCTGCGGATACTTCATAGTTTTATCGAACTTGCCGTATGCCATGAGTGCCACCTCACGGATAGGCTGCGCGATACTGGTGAGCTCATAGCCGTGATGCTCTGAGAGCATCTTGCTCAGGGTCGTCTTCCCGGTGCCTGATTTGCCGATGAACGCCACGTGCCTCATCCCACCAACCTCCTGATGATCTCACTAGCCTGCAGGGGGGAAGGGGGGTTCTCTTTCTCCCTCTTCTCTTCTCTCTCTCTTGACCGTCCGAGATCCGTCAACCCCCCAGTTTCTGAGCGTCGCCGTGCGGTGAACGCAGCCTGACGTCTAGTCGATGTCGGGTCAATCTGGTAGCGATGCCAGCCCGTGATCGCCACGATCCCAGCCTGATCTACCCCAAGCAGCCCCTTGCTGATCAGCCCGCTGATCGCCTTCCCGAAACGGCTCCCGATGCACGCCTTGAGGTGCTCTCGGCTCTTGAAGATGCCGCCGCTGCGCAGCTGTTTGGCCTCAGCGATCGCCGTGACAAAAGCCCGGAACTCTGTGTCAGTGAGTCCCGCGATCTTGTCGTCCTTGTGGGCGTTAGCGTCCCACTTGATCCATAAACCCATGTGATCCTCCGATGCTGGCGGGGGCGAGCCGTCCAGAGCCCGCCCCCATGTGATGACCTAGAACGGCAGCTCGCTGAGGTCTTCCTCTACCCGCACGGGCTCTCCGAGCGGTGCCGTCTGCTTGGCGATCCAGTCGAGTGACGGCTTGCGCTTGCAGAACTGACCGTCTGAGCGCCCCGAGCAGGCCCAGAAGGGCTGGTACGGCTTGCCGCTCGTCTTAGATACGCCTCCGGGCTTGAGCGTCCATGCCTGCTGATGATCTGGGCACGTATCCGCGCCGAAGATCTCCATGGCTGCCTTCAGCACCACCGTGTCATTCCCGACTGCTGCAGCTGCGACCTGAGGTTGGCTCACTGGCTTCAACGCAGGGGCACTAATGCGCCCCGCTGAGGGGCGATCCCCGCCGTAGAGGTACCGAGCCACGCCAAAGAGCGACGCGCAGCGCCTTAGGGCGTCTGAGGCTGCCTCCTTGAGCGACTCGCCCGAGCCTCCCGTCTCATAGCCGAAGTCTTGGCGGCGTGCCACCGTCCCGTCAGGGAAGCGCACGGTCAGGATGCCGGAGACGGTGCTCGTGTCGCCGACTGGCTCGACCGCGAAGTCCCAGCCATTGACCCCGAGAACCTCATCAAGTCGAGCTGCCACCGTACGGGCGTCAACCCACGTCAGATCCTTGCCGCCAGCTCCGACCCGATGCCGGATGACCTCAGCTGGGAAGGGCGCCGATAGCGCCGAGAGGATATCTACATGCTTGCTCATCGCTTGGCCTCTTTCTTCTTGCTCGCCGCCTTGGCGGGCTGCTTAGCTGCCTGATCCTCTCGCGCCAGCTTGCGCAGTAGCGCGTCCTTCAGCCCCGGAATCTCCTTGCCGTTGAGTCCCGTGATCACGAGCCAGTCGTTGTCGTCTGCCTTTTTCATGCTGCCTCCTTGGGGAAAAGTCCCCAGTCATTTAGGTCGCCGATCTGCCTCAGCCACGCTGGGGCTCGACCGTTGCCGAAGTCAGTCTTCGGACTCTGCTTGAGGGCTCTCAGCCCCTCCACGTCTAGCCAGCCCACGATCCTCTTGACTGGCCCGTTGCCGGTCACGAGTACGTGGATCTGCTCACGCTGTTCGTTTTCTCGGACGATCAGCCCAGTGCTCGCCGTCCACTTCACCTCCACCGCTCCGAGCCACGGAACCTCCACGTCGGGCTCGGTTAGGTAGGTGTCGATATGTGCTGCCCATGGCAGCCCTAGGGCGATGCATACTGCCAGCTCAGCAGCTGCGCCGTCAATGTGGTTCTGTAGGCTGCGATCAGATGACTGACCCGCGCGCCCCTGCTGCCCCTGCGCCTTGCTGGAGGCATCACGCTCGCGCCCGACCTCCGACGCCTGAGCCCACTCGTAGGGATCTAGGATGATCGTCTGCTCAGTCATGGAGCCCCCCATCGTTGATGATGAAGCGACGGCTTCCGGGCTGCTCAGTGGTATGGATGCGCACCAGCTCCACGCTGGGCTGCAGCTGAGCCGCGACTGCCCTCCAGTTCACCTTCTCAGTAGGGCGTGCCTGCTTCCAGTAAACCGTCCAGCCCGCACCGGTCAGCCCCGCCTTTTCGCCAATGGCCTCTTTGAGGATGATCTCCAGCGCGCCCTTTTTTTCCTCTACGAAGTGCAGCTCAGTGTTGACCTCACGTAGCTGGGCATAGACGCGCTGCAAGTCGGGAGTCGCCTCCACGAACTCATCCGACGCCTGAGGCGTAGCCATGGCGTACGCCTGAGCGTCCAGTGCCTCCAGTTTTGGCGGCGTCTTGGTGTCGACTGCCTCTAGAAAGAGCATCGCAGCCCGCTGGATCTCAGCCCAAAGCGCGGGGTCGAACTGCACGCGCTCGATCTTGAAGACCAGCCCGCCGAGCAGGGCGACGACGTCGCACCAGTCCACCCCGAGAATGCCCATCTGCACGTGCGTCTGGATGACGACCTCCGGCGGAACGGGCCACATGCTCCAGCGGGGGCTGGCTGAGGTTTTAATCTCGACGATGCCCCTAGGCTCGCCCACGATCGTCCGATCCAGCGACGCCATGATGCGCGGGTGCTGCTTGAGTCGGATGATGCCGTTCGACTTGCGCAGTTTCACGCCGCGCTCCTCTTCGTAGTAGCGCCCGACGGCATCCTCTAGGATCACGCCCCGGTGAGCTGCCGCGCCCACCTTCTGCTCGGGGGTCGCGCCGGTCTTCTCAGCCCAGAGCTGGTAGGGCGTCTTATACGGGCTCACGCCCATCACTGCTGCCATGTCTGAGGCTCCCAGCCCCTGACGTCGCAGTTCCAGCCACTCAGCTGACCTCTGCGGCGCCTTGATGAACTCGTGCTGCTTGCTCACTTTGCCTCCTTACCTATCTGCTTCGTTTTTTTCACAGGCCAAGCAGATCTCCCGCTTGTCCCAGCACCGCGAGCACTCCACTGACTCGCCAGTCCAGTCTTCGTAGGGCTCGATCTGATCGACGCCCTCCACGCATGAGGGGCACGGGAGTGACTGGTGCCACTCATCGCCGTGCTTCCTCATCCCCTTGGCGCTCATGTGCCCTGCTCCCGCCAGCGGCGATCTGCGTCCACGATCCTGCGCCCGATCCACTCAGCGACTGGAGCCACTACCCCATTGCCGCAGCAGCGATACCGGTGCGAGTCCAGTCCGACTGGCTCCAGATCATCCTCTACGTGCGTGCCAGCTTGACTGTCAAGCAGTACAGCTGGAGCGCCAGCTGAGTGCGCCATGGACTGAGCCTGACCCTCAGTGACGCTGGCGTTGCTGCCGAAACGTGACGGGAAAGATAGGACTGGCTGGCTGCCATGCACCAGCGTCATGGAGCGGTGGGACGTGTCGCTGGGCCAGAGCGCCGAGAGGCTGTTGGCAATCTCGACCTCATTGAGGGTGAAGCTGCCACCAGTCTCATCCACCCGAGTCTGGTATCCCACCAGAAAGCCCTGCTGCCCGATGTCTTGGTTGCTCACTCCGACCTTCCAGTCTCGGGCTTGGAGTGCGCGGTGCGTCTCCGCGCCGAAGGTGTCCACGATCGGGTGACCGTCCACCCGTCTGGGTACCCCATCAGCCTCTCGCACTCCGTCGGCGTCAGCCGTCGCACTTGCTGGCTGGTATCGCCCCCAGCTCCGATCTGCTCCAGCGCCTGACGTAGGGCTGGAGGCAGGATCTTCTCCCGACGATCTGCGCGGCGCAGGATGCCGGTCGCAGCCTTGGCACTCAACGAGAACCTCAGCGGAGCGGTCGGATTCAAGACTGCCGACAATGAACACGCGACGGCGTCGCTGGGCGACTCCGAAGAATCGAGCATCCAGAACTCGCCACGATACGCCATACCCGAGCTGCTCCATTTCATAGAGAAGCCGTCCGAAGTCAGCGCCGTGGTTGCTTGTGAAGAGCCCCGGGACGTTCTCCAGCACGATCCACCTAGGTCGTCGCTGCTCCACAAGGTCAAGGTAGGTAAAGGCCAGACTGGATCGCTTGCCTGCGAACCCTGCGCGCTTGCCTGCGACGCTGAGGTCTTGGCAGGGGAACCCGCCTGAGAAGATGTCTGCCTCTGGGATGTCATGTGCACTCACCTCCGTGATGTTCCCCAGATTTGGAGCGTCTGGGAACCGCTCAGCTAGTACCGCACTAGCGTATGGATCTATCTCACTGACGCTGACCGTCTTGATCCCTGCACGCTCGAAGCCGAGATCAAGCCCGCCGACGCCCGAGAAGAAGCTGGCGTGCCTCACTTTTTTGGCTCGCGATTCCGGTCAGCCTTTGCCCAGCCCTCACCCTTGAAGCGGATGCTGGACTCAGTGACGCGCAGCTGCATCCATGCCCCGCACCCATCGCAGCGTGGCACTACGGGCTGGAAGCCCGTCTGCAGTCGCTCCTCAGTGGTGCAGCAAGTCCAGCAGTCAAAGACGTAGAGGGGCATCAGATCCCCCTCAGCAGTGCGACTGCCGCGATGACCACGATGCAGACGATGATCGTCACGTTGCCGCGTCGTCGAGTCTCCATCCGCTGCTGCGGTTTGTAGAAGTTGGCGTACGTTTTCGGACTGGCCTCACGGTTCAGTCTCACGATGCACCGCCGACGATCAGCACGATGATGACTGATGCGAAGAGCACCAGCGCCGTGATGAACTCTGCCACCTGATACCACGGCGATACTGTCGCTCGTTGCTTGGGACGGTGCGGCAACCCAATCTGACCGTGTCGCATCACTTCACCTCCATGAGATTCTGGCGCCCCTTAGTGGGGACGTAGCACGTCGGGCAGATCGCGATCAGCCCGCCCAGCTCGTTTCGCACCACAAGTAGATACCCATGGCGAGCCGATACTGGGCAGAGATTCCAGAAGGCGGCACTCATGAGCGCACCACCAGCGCCAGCACCTTGCCCTCTTCGGCGCGTGGTACGCAGTCGCATGAGTCGCAGCACTCAGCGTCAAACTCCGTAACGTCTGCCGCGATCCAGTCACCGGTGGTCATCCCATCGTTGGCGGCGATGACCTCCTTGATGCAGTCCACGCAGAGACGATCAGCTGGCTTAGATCGAAACTGGAACAGGCCAGTCGGACTCAGTAGTGCAAACATCAGCGACCCCCTAGCATCTTGAGCAGTTCCGCCAAGCGGCGCTCGGACTCAGAAACTGCCACGTGATTCCCCTGAGCGGCGTATACCCTCCGCCACTCGCGCTCCCGTGTGATCTTTCGCTCTAGCTGGCTCTTGGTCATCAGCGCACCGCCGTCTTGAAGACTTTGGTGGGCTGCTGATCTGGGTACCGGTGGATGAACCTCTCTGCGTGCTCTCCGCATAGCGCGATCAGATCGCCCCATCCCAGCACCGCCCTCTCGGAGCAGCGCACGGTCGGGCGCCTATGTACTGAGTGGATCTTCTGGGTGCAGCGTCGGGCGGTCATCAGCGTGCCGCCTTGATCAGCTGCTCAAAGGCCGTAAACGCTGCACTCAGAGTGCAGCTTGGGTAGTACTGCTCCATCCGAGTCCCATCCACCACTGCCGAGCAGCGGTATCCGCTGCCAGATCGCTGCACCGTGATCGGCGCATGATCCAACGAGCAGATCTCTGAGGCTTGGATGGCAGCGATGTGAGCCAGCTGCTCTGGGCTCTTGACGCCACGCTTTGCGGCGGCTGCACGCTTGGTCATGGTGTTGCGACGTAGATTGATCATCAGCGTGCCGCCTTGATCGCGGCGATCACGGCTGGGCTCTCTGGGAGCATGTGCGTCTTGCCCGTAGCGTTGCGAGTAGCGATCAGTGGATACTTCTCTGAGTTGCGTGCACCGGTGAGCGTCCACTGCTCTCCGTTTGCGGTGAAGACCGCGCCGAGATCAGCAGCAGTCAGCCCGATGGATGCGCCCATGGCTGCGAAGAAGACCGCCTCCTTGGAGGCGATGTTGACGCCGTTGCGTCCCGTCTGGATGCTGACCGCCTCCACCTTGTAGGTGTAGAAGTCGCCATATCCGCTCTTGGTCGGGCGAGCCTCCAGATTGTGCTTGGCGAAGATACCGGCGATCGCCGCCGTGATCTCAGCTGAGATCTGCTGAGCCTCTGCTCGGCTGATGTTTGCCATTTCGACCTCCTTGCCAGTCGCCCCGCATGGGGCTGTCTTACCTGACCTGCCAATCCTATGGTTGACGCCTCCAGCCCGTCAAGCCCCTCAGTCGGGGGGTGGGAGGCTGCCCTCCCGAGCAGCCTCCACGATCACCCTGAGGCAGCCCTGACATACGCCCTGCCCGAGCACCCAATCAATACCGTGCACCCCCGTGCTCACCACCTGCTCCCCGTAGGCATATACCCTCCCCAGCTCCCCGCAGACGGGGCAGACGCTGGGGGGTGCCTCAGGCTCTCGCGGCATCCAGCCTCACCAGATACTCCGCCGTTGGCCCCTCCTTGCCGAAAAAGAGCGCCCACTGGGCTGGGGTACCGGATGCCGCCAGCCACTCTTGGGCATAGCGGTTGCCAGACTCGATGCTGGCGTTGCCCCAGCAGGTATGCGCCCCGTCGCTCAGTACCAGACGGCTCGGGGTATGCCAGTGCCCGTAGAACAGGAAGTCAAACGGCTGGATGCTCAGGTTCCAGCCCTGAGCCCGCTTGGCAATGGCGTAGTAGGGCAGCCCGAACGACCCGCCCCTGAACTGATCCCCATGCACCAGCATGGCGCTCTTGCCTCCCGGAAGGCTCAGCACGTCATACCAGTGGCGCCCGCCCAGCGTGAGGGACTCCTTCCAGTCCACCCTCTTCTCACCCTTGAGGTGCTCAGCTGCGATCCGGTAGAGGATCGCGTCGGCGTTGCTCTCGTTGGAGTGGTCGCCAAAGCGCCCCAGACGCCCGTGGTTGCCGATCGCCCCGCGCACCGTGACCTTCGGGGCCAGAGTCGCCATGGATCGCACGAACTGAGCCAGCATCCCAGCCCCCTCAAAGATCTGGACGTACAAGCCGCCCCGCTCTACCTCATAGGCTTGGCTCGGGAAGATGTTCCCGTCTGACTCCACGAAGTCTCCCAGCAGCACGCACGCGATCTCCTTAACCGGGACGCCGTGCAGCTCGATGAGCCGCTGCACCTTCGTGGCCAGTAGCGCGATCCGCGCCTTGGCTACGTCAATGCTGTAGCTCTCCGAGTACTTGCCGAGCTGCCAGTCCCCCAGCAGGATCACCAGCGTCTCGCCTTCGCCCTTTTTTCCTGACGGCTTAGGGGCTGGTACCGGTGGGATCGTGATGCTCAGGGCGGCATCCTTCGCCGCCTGATAGACGGCTGCCACTAGTTCCTCTCGGGCAGCGTCACGCTTCGCCAGCTGGCGCAGCGCCCGCTTGTGAGCCTCAGTGACCTCATGGAGCCGCTGCTCCATCTGCAGCTCGTCGCTCATGAGTTGCACGCGCACTCGCCACGGCGGTGCCGTGCGATCGTCCAGAAGCTGACGGCGAAGCCGCGCTTATCAAGCCATGCGGTCAGCGCCTTCGCGGTGATCGACGGGTCAGCCAGCCCCGCGTGGAGCGTCTCCCAGTCCTTGCCCTCTAGGTGTACCCCGAGCATCCCGCAAGGTGGCCCCTTGCGCGGCTTGCTCAGCGCCCTGAGCTCATCCAGTCCATCCATGTGCGTACCTCCAGCTGCTTGCAGCACCTCCATGGGTGCCTACGCGCAGCCTACACCCGCTCTTGTGTCAGGTATGTGGCGGAGGTTGTGGCTACTTTTTCTCCTTGATCCCGAAGGCGGAGTTCTTAGGATCCAGATACTTCACGAGAACCTGAAGCCCTGAGGCGAGTCCGGCAGATAGAACGGTACGGAAATCGCCGC